TGTACCAACACCGGAGACGGTTGAGCAGACAAAACTTGTCTATCCGGCCTCGACAGAAGGCGTGGTCACCGCCACGGCCCAGATCGAACAACATATCGAACTGTTAAAACAGTACAAAGAACGCATCAAAGAAGCTGAAAGCCAAGCCGAAGCATTGGAAGTCGCAATACGCAATTACATGGCTGACAATTCAGAGGTACGCTCAATTGACGGTAGTACATTAGTAAGTTGGAAGTCGAGTAAAAGTACAAAACGCTTTGATGCAACATTGTTTAAGTCGGCGATGCCTGATATTTACGAGAAGTTTGTAGTAGAATCACCTGGTAGTAGAAGATTTTTATTGAAGTAATTTTTTCTCATCAAATAATAGGGGTTTATCATGCGTAAAAAAGCAGATAGTAATTATCACCGTTTTTTTGTTGCGTTAATTGACGCATCAGACGAGTTTCTTATTGATCCAAACAATAATTTGACTTATGTAGAAGCGATAGGGGCAGCATACTCTTTTGTGCGTTATTTTGAAAATCATCTTTCAGCAGTCGCATCAAAAACAGATGAAGGGGAAAATGATGAGTAATATTGTCCCTTTCGTGGAAATGCAACAAATGGCGAAAGCCATTGCTGACTCAAAGCTGTTCGGTTTGAATGATGTTAACCAAGTATTGGCCCTTGGCATGGTGGCTCAGGCTGAAGGTCATGCTTTTGCAACGGCAGCACGGGATTATCATGTCATCCAAGGCAGACCAGCCCTGAAAGCTGACGCAATGATGGCACGGTTTCAAGCTGCTGGCGGCAAAGTCGTTTGGACGGAGTACAAAGATGATGTCGTTACAGGAGTGTTTTCGCATCCGGCAGGCGGAGAACTGGCGGTCACTTGGACTATTGAGCAAGCATCTCGCATTGGCCTTGTTAAACCTGGTTCTGGTTGGCAGAAATTTCCCCGTGCAATGTTACGCAGTCGGTGTATTAGCGAGGGCATTAGGAGTGTGTATCCAGGATCAGTCACAGGTTTTTATAGCCCTGAGGAAGTTGCGGATTTCGAGCCAGCAAAACCGAAGTTTATGGGCAAAATTGATGCGCCGCACTTAGAGCCATTGCCAAGCGCAGAAACCGTCTCAGAAGTCGTTTTAGACGATATGGGCGTGGTTGAATCCAAACCAGAGCCAACAATACCGCTGTATGTACCCGGTATTGATGCACCCTACAAATATCTGTCTAACGTCGAGGACTGGATCTATGCTTTTTCTGAAATGTGTGAGCGTATTGGTACTTCTACTAAGTACAGCTTTACTGAGAAACGGGAAAAAGCCAAAGCTCTTGCTAGAGCTAATGAAGGCTATATGGAAACATTCACAGTAGCGCAGAAAATGGTTGTTAATCAAGTAATTGGAAATTGTGGGGGCAATAATGGCTGAAGGCGATTTTATCATTCCACCAGGGCGTGGCTATCTCTGGCAACAGCAGAAAAACAAGGAAACCGATCCCGATTTTAAGGGGGATATTGTTCTGCAAAAAGACTACAAAAAAGGCGATAAGCTCACGATGAGGGCCTATATGTCGAAAACTAAAAAAGGTGCGCCATACGTCAGTATTTACGAAACGGTGCTGCAAGCCGAGTTTGTCAAACAGGCCAAAGCTGAGAGTTATCCCCGTGAAGTCAATATTGACGAAGATGACGTACCTTTTAATTAGAACGGGTCTATAATGGTTGTATTCCAAGCACAGGGAGTACAACATGATTCGTTCTAAAAAGTGTTTTAAGTGCAAGACCGTCAAACCATTAACTGAGTTTTACAAACATTTGGCTATGGGTGACGGTCATCTAAATAAATGCAAAAAATGTGCAAAAAATGATGCAAACAAACATAGAGCAGAAAATCTTGAAAAAGTCAGAGAATATGACAAACGCAGAGCAAAATTGCCAGATAGGGTTAAATTGGCATTGCGGGTTAATCAAGAATGGCGGGTTGCAGACAAACGTAGAAGTCAATGTCATAGCGCAGTTGCTAGAGCTATTAAAAACAATAAACTTATTCCAATGCCGTGTGTTCGATGTGGCGAAGTCAAAAGTCTTGCTCATCATGAAGATTATGATAAACCACTTGATGTTATGTGGCTTTGTCAACCTTGCCACAAACAGCGGCATAAAGAGTTAAATGAAGAATTCTAGCCAAAAACCGGTTTTTCTTGACGGAGGGGAGACATTTTGAGACATATCCTGCATTTGCCATACCCGCCAAGCATCAATAATTACTGGATTGCATCAGGTAACCGTCGGTTCGTTTCCAAGCGTGGTCGTGATTTTAAGTTAGCGGTACAAGAGTATGTTGCACTGCACCAATTAGAATCTTTTGGGGATGGGCAGGTGGTTATTGATATAGTATTGCGACCACGGGATGCACGGTTGATGGACATTGATAATTGCATTAAGCCTATCTTGGATGCGATGCAGGATGCAGGAATGTTTGACAATGATAGACAAGTACACCAAGTATCTATCACAAGGGGGCTTGTGAAGAAGGGGGGCGGTGGATGTATTGTAGTAGTAGAGAACGCTTCACCCTCCGCAATGGAGGGAAGCCCCTAGCCGAGTCCTAACGGTGTTGAGAGCCAGCCGGTGGCCTGGTATTTAGGACAGCCACCACCTTACTCAATCTTATAGGGGATCATCATGGTCGTAGACCAAGAACAGTTAATCATTCAGGCCAAGGAAGCTCAGAAAGAGCTGCAAGCCTACATCGCATTTGTTTCATACCTTCAATCGCAAGAAGAAAGGATGCTTACCAATGTTTCTTTTATCCTGTCACACCTTATCGAGGCACTAGAAAATGACTAAATTATTTATTGCAACACCCATGTATGGCGGTATGTGTACCGGTGCGTACACCCAATCACTGCTTAACTTGCCAAGCATCATGGCTAAAGAGGACATTGAGGTTCTGATGTCTTTTATGTTCAATGAATCACTCATTCAACGTGCGAGGAACGCTCTTGCTACGGCATTTATGAAGTCTGATTGCACCCACATGATGTTCATTGATGCCGACATCCGGTTTAACCCGCATGACATTCTGACCATGCTCAAAGCAGACAAGGAAATCATTTGCGGTATCTATCCCAAGAAAGAAATCAATTGGAACACCGTCAAACAGGCAATGGATAACGGTGTTGATAATGCTGACCTGAAACAATACACCGGTAGCTTTGTGGTTAACCTGGTTGGCTATCAAGAGTCGGTCACCGTGCCAGTGGACCAGCCAGTCGAGATTCAAAACGGTGGCACAGGGTTTATGTTGATTAAGCGTGAGGTATTTGAAGCATTAAAACAACACGTTCCCTATTATATGAATGATGTTGCTGACTTAGGTAATACAATGCAAGCGAGAGAACAGATATATGAATACTTTGCCACTTCTATTGAAGAAGAAACAGAGCGTTTGTTATCTGAGGACTATCACTTTTGTGCTATTTATCGCAAAATTGGTGGTCGCATTTACGCAGCACCTTGGGCGCAACTGGCTCACATCGGAACATATATGTTTGAGGGTCGGTTGATTCCAGCACCATAATGGAAAGACAAATGGAATTCAGTCAGGATTGGTTCAGTCACAACATACCAAACTTTCAATACTTGAAAGGACTTATCCCTGACTGCTCGAATATCCTTGAGGTTGGTTGCTTTGAAGGTCGGGCAACCTGCTGGATGCTTGAGAATATGTTGCCCCATGATGGTCGCATGACTTGTATTGACACGTTTGAAGGGTCAGCAGAACACGAAAATTTGACGCTGACCTTACTCTTTGAACGCTGGAAACAGAACGTCGATTGGGTGCGCCAGCAAGGTCAAATGGTGACTGCGTACAAGGGCCGGTCTAGCCTAGCCATGGCGCAGCTCATCCATGAAGATCAATTGTTTGATTTTATCTACATTGATGGCTCACACCAAGCACCGGACGTAATGACTGACGCTTGCATGGCATGGCAATTGCTTAAAACAGGCGGCATTATATTGTTTGATGATTACGCTTGGTTAGATATGCCTGGTATCTTGCAACGGCCTAAGATTGCGATTGATGCGTTCACCACGCTCTTTTCTGACAAATTACAAGTTGTATTGATTGGTTATCAGCTTGGTATCCAAAAAATCAAACCATAATTTTGGCTCGATTTTCCACAATATCAATACGATTCATCCAGCCCCGCCCATAAATAGGGAACGTGGGCCGTGTGTGATAGAACGCTTCTTTTTCATCAGAAAAACGCTCAATCAAAGCAATTTTGTTAGCTGAATACGCATCCGTGACAGCCGATAAGGTTTGCTTACCTAAGATGCCATCATCTTTTACATTCACACATCTTTGTAGTAATAGTATAGAGCGCATAGGATTAGCGTTAACAGCAAAGTCAAAGCAAACATAGTCAATCCCAACAGGAAGTACATCAGCTTGCACAGCATCCCAATACTCCTTTTTGTAGAATGATTTAACTACGTCAGGGGTTAACCCCCGCATATCTGCTTCACTTACTGCATGGCCAACATACTTTTCCCACGCCGCTTTGGTCACCCCTAAATTGGTCATGCCACCAGGATCGTTTGGATCATTAACAAAACCACCTTCTGATTGCAACAAATACTCAAACGATTGATCCCAATTACTTATCACTTAGCCATCTCCGTACTTGCAAGGTTAATCCGAGCTTTGACTTGCGCTACATCTTTGGGTTGGACTGCGAAGCCAACAGCGATATAACCTACAAACCGTCCCATTTCTGGCGGAACAGAACCTCTGCACATATATGTCACACCGTGCTTGACGGCAAAATCCCCAAGTTTTGATGCTGGAATAAATGGTTCACAGGAAACTTCACCCTGAAACATTGTAATGACTGATTTGTTATGCTCGGGAACGCTAGTAAATAATGCGTTGATTGACCCCTCCAAGGCTTTATCTCTACCCTGATTGCTCAGTACCAACAATGTACTTCGGCTATTTGCCTGCAGGTTTACAGCATTAACCACGACCACATCTGCGCTTAGGTCATACAATAAATTTTTGGATATTGCCTCAATTGCCGGTACTTCTTTCATTTCGGTTTTCTTGGCTGCAATCGCACTCAAAATGACCTGTCGAGAATCCCAAGCGAAATAACCAGCAAAAGCAATAAACGAAATCAGCACCACCGTGACCAACTTAAATGGACTGTCAATCCACTTAATTAAATCAATTACTTTATCGAAAAAATCTTGTTTAGGCGGTGATCGTCTTGTAGTTCGTTTCACCGCCTTTTTAACTGCAGATTTTTTAGCAGTAACCATTATTTTGACGCAACACCTTTGGCTTTATCTAAGGAGCGTAATCCGCCCATACCCAGCATACCAATCAGCACTTGCATGGTGAGTGTTGTATCAATTGCTGGAAATGCACCGGTGTAACCCGTCATGGTTGCTACAAACCGAGCAATTGGCTCAATGATGGCTACATAACCAAGTCCAAACCCGCACACCCAGCCCACAAAGGGCCGCCAGCCTGATACAAACACCGAGGCGTTAGACGCTTCAACCTTGTTGATGTCCATTTGACCTGCAATAGCCGCTAGGTCACCATTTTGTTGCAATTCAACCAGTTTGAGCTTGGCCTCTGCTGCTTGAGCAGGATCAGGAAACAAGCGTTCGATCAGTTGTGAACCAACAGTAACAATAGCGGTAATCGGGTCCATGTTATAGCCCTTTAAAAAAATCTCTAATTTTGTCCCAAGACTCGACAGCAAGGGTTTCAATCTCTAAAGGCAGGTTAGCAATTTGTTGTTCAAGAATAGCAACTTGCGCTCTGGCAGCATCTAAATCAGCTTGCAATTTTTCTTTGATATTCATAGTCCTTCCCCAGCAACAAGATAAACAGAGGCTGTACCAGTAGTCGTGATACCAGCTACATACACAGTTGTATTGGATATTTGTAGGTTACTAATCACTTTTATGCTACCAGCCGGTATAGATACACCAGCCTGGGGTGTACCCGCAGTAGGTAACACCGCTGTGACCGAACTAGCGGCACTGATGTTTAGAAACACAGCGACGTTGCCTGTATTTGAAATCATCAGTTGATTAGACGGGCTAGATGCGGTCACCGATACCGTGCTAGTAGTGGTTGTAGCACTCAGTAGGGTAGACGAACCCATCGGTTGAAACGCAATATTGTTAGCGATGATATTCTCCTTAGTTAAGTGTTACTTGTAGACTTTATGCTTAGTCTCTGGTTTTGTTGTTGGCGATTTTTTGGTGTCGGTTTGACCGCCAAAATTCCAGACAGCAATAAAACCCGCTGGCAATTCACCGCTTGTATGCGTGTTTTTACCATCTCTTGAGCCATCCCGTGGCAATTGTGGACGAACAGACTTGGCAATCTGTTGATTAACTTCACTCGGACGTTTGTGACCCTTGAACATTTGTATTCCTTTCTTTCACGTTAATAATAAGATACGAGAATATTGAGAAAAAAGCCATAGTGACTAATCTCTCCCAGCCTGGATCGTGCATTACCCAACAAGCTAAAAAGAATGACAATCCCAAAGACAAAATGACAAGCAATCTGCCCATCACCACATCCAACGCTAACCGTACAAAAGCAATGACATTCATCGTTATCCCCTAGTTAAACAGTACATAGTTTAACGCTACTCGTCATCATCTGTGTTAATAAATCCAGCACCCCATTCATCATCCGAGAGTTTTTGTTTCAATTTTTCAATATTGATCGAACGGTCCAGCACTCGGCACTTATCTGTTAATGACGCTGTTGGGTCAGACATCACCTCAGTTAGCAACTGTGCAATTGCTTTTTCCAGCTCTGGATTAACACCTTTTTGTTTTTTCATTAGTACCCCAATGCTTTTCTAACACCATACGGTGCAAATGCTGCCAAACCACCCGTAATCAAATAAGTAATTTTTTGTGCGGCTTGTTTTTGTGATGTAGCAGCTTGTCGAATATTGTTAATTTGATCTATGTAATTGTCGTATTCTTGTGGGTTAATAATTTCTCTTTTTAACAAACCAGATAATAAATTTTCAGCTTTAGATGGCACTTCTGCCGAATTAGCTTTTCTAAATTCAACCATAGAATCATTAACAAATTTTTGCTGTTCAGTTGACAATTTTGATATGTTTTCTTGCGCTGTTTCAGCTTTTTTACCAACTTTTTGTCTGACTTCTTTCAAGCGATTGATCTGCTCGTCAAGCGTACCCACTTTTGCTTCAGACTGAGTGAGATTGCCAACATAACGCTTAACCCGATCATTAAGTCCAGGTACTTCATCAACCCATTCCATGTTTTTAGTCAACCAATCTTGTGCTTGCTTGGCATTTTTACCTTGTAATTCATTAACAACGTGTTGATTAGCAAACTTGCGTACAGCCGCTTCATCACCTGCTAATTGTTCTCGCAAAACACGCACGGTATCTCTGTTTTGAAAATACCGATTAGGATAATCTGTCGGCATCATTTGCAATTGATCTGGCACAGCCTTTTCTTTTGCCACGCCTTTTGCACCAAAAGATGTTTCATAAACATCTAAAGGGGTGCTTAATTCTTGATAAGTATTTCTGAATTCTTTACGAGCTGGCGCAAAATCATTTAATGCGTCTGACAACATTTTAGATACACTGCCGCTAAATTGTTGAGTAACAGCATCGTATCCTTCTTTGGGCAAACCCTTACTTGCTTCATTATATTTGCGGAATATTTTTTCCACACCCTGAATATCTTTGGTTGTTTGTAATTCTTGGAACATTTGAGCTGCAATTTTTCTTTCATCTGGATTATATTTTCCAGACCGCATCATCTCTTGCAATGTCATCATTACATCGCCAAATTCTGCTGACTTGCCCCAATCTTTTTCAGCCGCTTGTTTAAAATAATTAGCAGAATCTTCTTTGGCTCGTTGCGACCGAACTGCACCACGAGTAAATTCTGTGCCAGTCAAACGACGTTGCATTTCATCGCCTAATTTTGCAGTGCTAGATGGTTTGCCTAAGTCAGCATAACTTAACGCATCAGCCTCACGAATAGATTGAATTTCAGCGGCCCGTTTAATTTCAGCATCAGTTAAATTCACCCTTCGTTGTCCAGCACGACGAATTAAATCAGCAATGGATTCAGATTCTTTGCTACTAATTCTTTCACTGGCTTGTTTTGCTAAATCTTCAATTGATCCACCAGCAATTTTTAAGGCTTTTTCTAAATCTTTGCCTTTAGCAACATTTCTTAATGGTGCAATAGTTTTAGCAGCAACCGTGCCTATTGCGCCTACTGGCGTAACCGCTTCACCAACTGCCGCACTACCTTGTCGATAACTTTCAACTTCTGGTTTAACACCAGGTTGCATTCCTAATTTTTTTTCAGCACTTTGAACGTAACCTTCAATTTCATCACTTGTTGGTAATAGTGTTTTGCTTGCACCTTCAAAACCTGCTAGTTGAGGAATTGTTTGTGTAAAAAATCCCTCTATGCCACCAAGACCGCCAATGATACCTTCGGGCAAACCACGGGCCAATGCACCTAGTTTTTCTTCAGCAGACACATCTGGTTTTTCATGGCTAGAAAACAATTTTGGCGATGTTGATTCTTTTGCCCAATCTGGCACACTTGAACTGGTGTCTTTAGCCCAATCTGGAACGTCAGTAGCCATTATGGTTGCACTCCAAATCTGTCAATAAATTTTTGACGAACCGATGGATTGTTTCTTGCATATTCACGATCAGCGTCAGTCGGTATTGGTTTTGATTCTGTTGCGCTGTTTGATGAACCATCACTTAAAACTGATTGCATTGGTATAACAGGTTTACTGGATTTGTTATAAACGTCATCCCATTGTTGTCGTTTATTTTTCAATCCAGGATAAATAGTTTCGTAAATACCCAATTGATTATCAATTTCTTGTTTGGCTGCTTTAACTTGTGTGCGTAATGCCGCAGCAGTTTTTCCTTTCCAGCCATAAATAGGATCAAGAATTTCTCTTTCTGTACCAGTCAGAGCTTTACCGCCAATTAAAAATTCACCAGCTTGCATACGAGCTAATTTAGTTTCCAATTCAGGAAAATCAGTTGCTAATCGACGCAATATATCTGGTGTAAATTTAGTTGTTGGAGTAATAAATTTTGCATACTTTGGATCATTAAGCAAAGTATCTAAATCTTCAAGGTTTTTAGATGTTTGGTATCTATTTACAGACATTGATACTTCTTGTGCTGTTTTTGGCATACCATCACCTAAAGGATTGGCATTTTTAGAAGATGCGCCAAATTTTGTCATGTTTTCTGATCCTAGAATCGGGACAAGATTACCGTCTTTATCCATTCTCATAGCAGGACCGCCCGGTGCTTGAACAACAGGCTCAAGTAATTTACGATTAAATTCAGCTTGACGTAAGGCTAGTTGACCAGCATTAGTGTTTGCGTTTTTAAGACTGTTTGCTAATTCCATTGCTTTAGGGGCGTTTTGCACAATGTTATCGCTGGATGCAATGCTCTGAGTAAATATTGCTTTTAATTGAGCTACTTCTTGATTAGCTTTTTCTAAATCAACTGAACGCAATTTTGTAATATTTTCAAGCATAGCGGCAGCGTTTGTAGCCTCTGCTTGTAAACGCTTCATGTTGGTATCAAATTCTTTCTGTGAAGCCGCTATCATGTCTTTACGGCCTTGTTGATACCCTTTGAGTGTGCCATCAATTGCAGACAATACATTGGTAGCGGATTGTTTACCGGACTTGCCTAGTAACACACCGAGCATAGCCACCATGCCACCAAGTTGACCGTAATTCGATGCCGTTTCTTGCGGCACTTGAAAAGGTTGCGCTAGTTGACCAGCAATTTTCTGTTGTGTCTGGCCCTGCTGTTCTACTTGTTTACGATAGGCTTCGTTAATAGGTGCAGTCTTTTCAGTTAATGCTTTTTGAGTTTGCACATCAATGTCAGCTTTCTTTTGTGCAACATCGCCACTAGCTTTAAGCATAGAGGAAATACTGGACGGTAAACCACCAAGCAAATTGGAAACATCAACATTGCTATCTGTTTGCGTATCAGCCATGACTATTCCTTATGCGTTCAATTGACCGGTGCTGGTGTTGTATAACGGTTGACCTGTTGTTGCACTGTATTTAGGTGTCTGTGGACTATTAAACGCAATAGATGCAAGACTAGAATACAAACTCTGCATTTGTGATGCCAATTGTTGATCCGCTTGCAAACCCATCTGAATACCTTGAATGGTGTACTGGTCACTAATACCGTTTTGTGCCAATGCTGTGTTAACCGCACCAATCTGAATCTGGTTAGCAAGATTATTCTGAGCCAATTGAATTTGCTCTTGTGTCAAACCAAGTTGAGCCGCTTGAGCCATCAAACTCTGACCTTGAACACCATACGCAGCACCCGCCTGATAAGCCTGTTGACCTGCTTGGAATTGGTTTTGTGACAATGTGCCGAGCGCATTTAATTCAGCGTTACCGGCTTGCATCGCACCGACACCGCCTCTAGACGCAACACCTTGCTCTGCTTGAGCTTTGAGCGCATTGTAAGCCTGTTGATTAGCAGGTGTTAATGTTCCCGCTAAAGCTTGGTTCATTTGTTGCGTACCCGTATCAATCAACGGCTGACCGTAAGCAGCAATGTTGCCAGCAATACCTTGCAATTGAGGAATCACAGCACCAACTTGA